TGTTGTATATTGAAAATCAGCAATCACCCATAGAGTTGAACCAGCACCAGAATATGAACCAGTAAAAGCATGAGAAAAGTAATCTTGTATTAATTCACTTATTTCAAATGTAACACTTGTTTCACTATTGATAGGTTTCTTAGTTAGTGTATATTGTGGTGAAGCTGGTTTATCTCCAATCACACCACTAAAAATATATAACTTTAATTGCGTTGATGTTAATCCAGTTACATTTGCTGGTCTAATATAATATGGTGACCTTGTTTGTATTCTTGTACTCATTCTTCTAAATTTAAATTATCTTCTAAAAACCCTTCTAATATTTCATCTTCAAATAATGGCAAAGCTTCTTCAAATGGTTTAGTAAAAAACATAGTTGCCCTAATTCCTTTTTTATATATGCTTCTGGCTATTAAAAAGTTTAATGACTTTCTTTTTATAAACCTTCCCTTTTTATCTCTTGGTGCTATTCCACTTCTAATGCTCCATTTATCAAATACACTGCTTGGTGGCATTTTAGTTGTGTATTTAAATGGTGATGTTCTACTTTCAGGATATGTTGACTTTGCACCTTTTACACCTTGGTCTTGAAACACTCCATAATTTTCTGCTAAAAATGAAACCTTGCCTTTATTAATATTATAACTTAAGCTATTTGATAAAGCACCAGTTTTATCTTGTGAGCCATATTTGCCGCCCTTAGCTAAATTTTCTTTAGCTTTTTTAATTACATATTCTGCATACTTTTTTAATGCTTCTTCAAAATTTTTCATTAGCAATATGTCATATCTGTATAAGTGTTAATAGTAAATGTTATTGCCCAGCCAGCTAACATGTTTTCAAACCTTTCTGTAAATGGTTCACAAGTTGCATCTCCTACAATTTCAAATTCATCTCTATATGCGTCTGCCTTTTGTAATACTCTCATTATTCTTGTGCCTAAAGCTAATTGAGTATTTAGTATATCTTGCCTATTGTCATTACCTAAAAATAAACTTGCATCTTCTGAGTTGCTTACATCTACTAAATCCATTAAAAAAATTGTCATGTTTTGTTGCACTATGTTATTAGTAATAGTTGCATTATTAACCATTATGTGACACAATGGGTATAAGCTTTGTTTTTGCAAATCAATGTCTGCTATATCTCCAAATGTAACTTGGTGGTTAAATGGTTCAGCACTTATTGCATTTTTAATATTGTCTATTACTCTGTAAAAACTATTCATACTATATATTTTTTATGTATAGGGGAGAATGTCCACCCATATCTTCTTCTATAAATTCATTTAAAAAATCTAATGCATCATCAAAACTCATATCTTCATCTTTTATTGTAATGTCTAAACATTTCCAAAAGTCATATATTACTCTTAATGGTTTTGTAGCAGTAACACCAATCATGGCAGCTTCATAACCATCTGCAAGAACAATTACATCATCTTCTAAGAATAGTTTTCTTTCTATTAGTTCTTCTATTATTTTATCCTTTTGCATTTCTTTTTAAAATACTTTCTTCTACTTTTGCTTTGTCCTTTTCAAATGATAACATATACAAACATTGATGCAACTTTAATTTAGTCACTTCTGATATGTTTCTAATATCTCCCTTACTGAGTCCGTAAATGGATTGATACCAACCCCATTTTTTAATGAAGCTATCAGATGTGGAGGCAAATTCACTTCTTGCTGATTCTGTAAATAGTTCACTATATGTTTCAATAATTCTCTTTTTAAATTCCAAAAAAAAAGTAGTGAAGCCATTACAATATCTAAAGGCATATTCTTCATATTGTATTTACTTGCAGTTTCATATTCTTCAATTCTGTATTGCCCTTTTCTTTTAAATGATATTGGCCTAAATAAAACACCCATTGCTTTATCCATTGTTTCCCATTCATTAAGATAATTATCTAAATCAACATACTCTCCAAAAGTCATATCATCTAATTTAGGAATGAAACCAAATTCTTTTTCATTCATTCTAAACCTATCTTTAAATGCTGGCTTATCTTCAAATATTTTATTTAAGTCAAAAGTAATTTTATTAATGTCTGTTACTTTCATTCTTAAAGCATCTATTAATCTTGTTTTACAAAATATCTCAATCATCTTCTGTTGGTAGAAAGTATTCATTTCTTTGCCATCAGTTATTTTAAGCCATTTTTGATATTGGCCTAAAGTGATTTCATTTAGTGATTCTGGTATAGTTAGTTTAATTGCCATATTAAAAAATGTTAGTTGGTGTAAATGCTTTAATACTTAATTTAAATTTTTCTTGTTCAATATATTTAATGTATTTAATTATCTTTTTAATAAGCTTCATATTATATAAATGTTTTTTTTTTGACTTTGTTATATAGGAATTTAATATTTATTTTTAATAATAGTAATATTCACCTTTATTTGGGTTCTGTAATTGGTAGCTTACTGCATATCTTAATGCATCAATAGCATGGTTAAATTTATCTATTGGTGTTTGTGATTTCTTTTCCAACCAACAGTAGTTGTTTAGTTCCTTAATTAAATCTGTACTTTCTTCATCAATGATTAAATCATAATCTTGCAATAAGCTAATGCCATAAGTTATTGAACCTTGGCCTTTTATTGCTGCTACTATATTATTGTTTCTTGTTAACTCAGAAATTAATCTTGGTTCAGCTGAATCACCTACAATTAAATCTCTATTTGCAAATTTAGTGTTTAATGTTGCTATATCACTTGTAGTTAGTTTAGGTTGATAGAAACATAACTTAATATAAATTAGTTTATTCTCTTTATCTATATTGGTTTGTACTAATGTTGTTGGGTCATTGCTAAATCCATAATCTTGTCCAAATACATTTTTACCTACTTGCTTAAACTTTCCTATTTTCCAATTGGTGAATATTACACCTTCTGCTTTATCTAACCATGAACCAAGTATAGTGTGCTTGTATCTACTTGGCCTACGTTCTTTCATTCTTTCTATTTGCTCTATATAACTTGTACTTAGGTTTTCAATGTTATCTAAATAGGTTGTGTGAATGTAAGTTGTATCATCTTTAGTTATGTTGCTTCCAGCTTCTACACCTCTTGCTTCAAACCATCTTTGATATATAAAGTTTTCTTTAGTTGTTGGATTGAGTATTAGTATTACTCTATTTGATAAACCCTTTTGACGTACTGATAAATCTATTTTATCAAACATATCTTCATCTGTCATTTCTTCTGCTTCATCAAATACCCATGTTGTTATGCCTTGTAATGATTTAAGATTTGCAGTTTGGTCACCTGAACTTGTTTTAATACCTCTGAATAGTATTTTAGATTTAGTAACCTTGTTTAATACTTCATCTTTAGTTATTACAAAGTCATCTGTTTTTTTTAATAGTTCTATCTTTTCTATGAACTCAGGAATAATTGATATTGATGCAGACCTTAATGTATATCTTGTAAATAGAATAGTATGCCCAGCTTCATATGTTAGTAATAGTAAGAATGTGTTAATAGCAAAGGATTTACCAGAACCCCTTCCACCAGTTACAATAAAATAACGTGAATCAGATTCTTCAAATATTTTGTATTTATTGCTTAAACTTAATTGCACTAACTAATTGTTTAAAGTCATGTGATACTGTTTCTGTTGTGTTCATATCTACACTATCTTTAAGTTTACCATAGATATTATCATATATCATATTTAGTGCTTGGTGGTCACCTTTTGCAATTGCTTTATCAATTACTGCCATTGCCATCCTATATTCATTAGTCACCCAAACTTCCTCACCAGTTACTTATCTATTTGCTTTACTCTAAGTTCTGTTAACTCTCTTAATATTGTACTTCTATTCTTACTGCCTTTGGGTCTGCCTTTAGGATTTCCAGATTCTCCTTTTGTCCATTCATGTTGTTTAATATCTTCTTTACTCATTATCTGCTGTATTTATGCTGTTCATTTGTTCTAACTGTTCTAAATATAATAATAATTTTTCTTCAGTTTGTTTTCTTGTTTTGTGTTCACTTTTCTTTGTTTTCTTCTTCATAGGTTTTGTATAAAGTTTTCATTTGTTGTATTAAGTCCCTTACACAACTTCCACAGTTTGATGATTCTTTTTTGGCATTAAATACTCTATTGAATATTTTTAATAATTCTTTTTGTTCTAAGTTGGTTAATGTGTTTCTATGTTTGCTGAAGAATTCTTTTAGATAATTGTATTCATCTTCTATTAAGCATTTAGCATTTTTATATGGGAATAGTTTATTTAGTTTTTCCTTTCTGGCTTCACATCCGCAATCTTCACCAAGAATGAATTTAGCTACTTTATCTATTTTTGTTTTCTTTAATACTTTTTGTACTGTATCTCCAAGTCCTTTAGATTTCATTTTTTAATTTTCTTTTAATTTTTTTTTTACACTTGCTTATGGTGTTTTGTACTACTACATGACTAATTTTAGTTGCTTTGCTTAAGCTTCTAATTGTGTGAAATTCCTTTCTATATAAATTAAATAGTTTTCTATCAAACCAATAAAAAGAATTGACTATTTCATCTATCTTCTTTTCTATATTAAATTTGTTTAGTTCAGGTTCTTTAGTTTCTATTGTATGATTATCTTTTAATTCTGTTTTTATGCTTTCTTCTTTTTGTGCTTTTAAGTACATAGTGTACAAAATTTTATTCACATATCCAATATGGGGTTTATTGTTTTGAATTGCTTTTTTTATTACTTCATCTTTTGAACCATGAATTTTTAAATACATATCTTGTACTATATCTTCAGCATCTATGTTTTCATCATTTATTAAAGCATCAACATTTGAAATCCATTTATTATGGTATTCAGCTAATAATGATAATACTTTGTTTTTATCCACCTTGTTACAAAACTATAAATTTTTTTCATTCCTAAATTCTTCAAGTTCTAATAATAAATTTAAAAAGTCATTAAATTCTATGGCACAATAATCTAATTCAAAGTTTTTAGTAAACACTACTAATGGTGTTTTGCCTCTTGGTGCATCATTTCTACTTTGTTCCAATGCTTTCCAGATATTTAGCTTTTCTTGATTCTTACATTCAAAACTAAATTCACTTATTATACTATTATCATCAATGCAAATAATGTCACCTTTAAAATCCATTCCACCACTTAATGGTGTTCTTCTTACTTTAATTTTAAATAATTCTTTTAGTTTATTAGCAATAGATAATTCAAATCTTTTGCCCTTTTGCTGGCTTGACCTTCCTCCCATAATTTATTTATTTTGTTTTGATTCTTCAGCTTTCATTAAATTAATTAATTCATTTATGTATTCATGTAAATCTGGATTTGAAAATAGTAGTACTGCAATTACACTTATGTTTTTTTGATTAGGTGCTTTAATCTTAATCTTACTTTTTTCATCCATCATTATAGCACACCACATATGTGCATTATTGATTTCTTTAATTACTTCTTTGCTTAAT